GAGCGTGCCAAAACGTATCTCCCTACTGCAACGCTTGAACAGTCAGGAATCTTCTACAAGAACTTACTAGAGAAAAATTTTGATAAGGAGTTAATAAGGGAGCTTGCGAAAATCGATAGATGGTTTTTGCTTGTAATACTCCTAAATAGGAAGGATGCTGTTCATCATTGGCTGTATGATCGGTGTCGTGAAGTTGAAGAGAACCCAGACAGTCATTTAGATTTGTGGGCTAGGGGGCATTATAAGTCCACCTTAATAACTTATGCTGGTTCTATTCAGGAAATACTTAAAAATCCTAATATAACAATAGGTATTTTTAGCCATACTCGACCTATAGCCAAAGGCTTCCTTAAACAAATTAAACGTGAGTTCGAGGTTAATGATTTTCTTAGGGATTTATTTCCAGAGATTGTTTACCAGAACCCACGTCAGGAATCTCCCCAATGGGGCGAAGATGCTGGGATTATTGTTAAGCGCAAATCTAACCCTAAAGAGGCCACAGTTGAGGCGTGGGGGTTAGTAGATGGTCAACCAATTTCTCGTCACTATGATTTACGAATATATGATGACGTTGTTACAAGGGATTCGGTTAATACGCCAGAACAAATTGCAAAAACCACTGAAGCATTAGACCTTAGTCAGAACTTGGCTGGTGGGGCTAATAGAGAGTGGTACATTGGTACTCGTTACCATTATGCGGATACTTATCGTGAACTCATAGAGCGGGGAACAGAGACACGAATATATCCCGCAACCGATACAGGAACTCCTGATGGAAGTCCTGTTCTTCTTAATGAAGAGGAGTGGGATAAGAAAAAAACCTCGATGGGCCAGTATGTCCTTGCCTGTCAAATGTTACAGAATCCAATAGCTGGTTCTGAACAAGTGTTCGACCCGGAATGGATACGAAGAGTAGAGATAAGGCCAAAGGTCTTAAATCTTTATATTCTTTGTGATCCAGCGCACTCAAAAAAATCTACGTCTGATAGAACGGCAATGGCTGTTATTGGTGTAGACGCGGCGTTTAATAAGTACTTATTGGATGGGATGTGTCATCGCATGAACCTGAGAGAAAGGTGGCTATCCTTAAATAAGTTGCGACGCAAATGGTTGCGGCAACCTGGTATACAGGTTGTAAAGGTCGGATACGAAAGATACGGAAAGGATTCGGATATCGAACATTTCAATGAAATGATGAAGATAGAGAACAATTACTTTCCCATCGAGGAACTAGCATGGCCGAGAGAAGGGCCAGGTTCTAAACGGGATCGCGTACAACGACTACAGCCCGACTTTCAGAACTGGCGCTTCTTCTTGGCCCCTTCTTCAGATAATGTAACTTCCAGGCAAAAAAAGGCATTTGAATACGGTGATGCGTCACTCATTGTAAGGCCAATAAAAAATAAGGATGAAAATGGAAGATTGTATGATTTGACTCAACGAATGATTGACAATGAATACAACTTATTTCCCGCTGTTCATGTTGATATGTTAGATGCCATGTCTCGCATATACGATATTGAGGCATCTCCCCCAAGGGTTTTATTTTCAGATGATCTGGAACCCGAAGCGTTGCCAGCATATTAACCTTTCTAATCGTCTGTAAACATTCATTAGGAGTGAGTAGTGGATTCATTACCGAATAAATCCGAATTAACAGCAGTTGTTTTTCTGTCTAATTTTATTGACGTTCCAGCAGAAGAGCTAGCCAAGCTCGATATAACGATTGCGTTAAGCCAGTTATTAGCTAGGGTCGTTTCGGATACTGTAACTATTATGAACGAAGAGAATAGGACATTGCATTGATATGGCTAAACCAAAAGTAAAAACTCGTAATTACAACTGGAGGGATATGGTTGAGCGTACTGTAGGGGTAGAAGAACCTATTCCTGTTTATACATTTTCCAAAGGGAACGGTAGAAGTCGAACGTTCTCTGAAAACCCACATCGCCCGTATGGGCCTAAGAGGTAGTTATGTTTGAGAAATTGAAAGAACGTGCTTTGAAGAAACCTTTGTTTTGGGGAGCTATAGGAGTAATTGTAGTTATTGCAATTATTGTGGAATTTGCTAAGTGAAAGTTTTAATTGACTCCCATAAAAGGGGGATGATGAAAGAGGCGACTATTACTTCATTGGTGAAGAATGTCGCAGATACTTTAGAGAAACATTATCCCGGTCACTTATGGGCTGTTGGCCCAAGTAATGATTATTCGATGCTTGCTATATGGAATGAAGCATTGTCTATGAGGTATGGAATGTGGATTCGTATTGAGGATATCGATCCTGAATATAAAAATATCATGCGTTGGGCTGGTGAATTACTTGAAAGAGCAAATGTATCAAGAGGCGCGGCTAACGAAGAAGAACTTGCATCTTTAGAGCGCAATACAATAGGCGAAGTAAGATTCAATGGATAATGACGTACCTCTAAATACGGGATTTGAGAAATCTCCCTGGCTTAAATTAGCTCAAGAATCATATAGAAGCTCTACTGCTTATCTTGATGCTAATTACCGTAAACAGTGGGAAAGAAATCTTTCCTTATTTCAATCCAATCATCCTTCTGGATCGAAATATCACACTTCTCAGTATGCTCATAGATCAAGATTATTTAGGCCGAAAACTAGATCGGCTGTAAGAACAAACGAAGCCGCCGTAGCCGCGGCTTTTTTTGCGACCGAGGATGTTGTTTCTGTATATCCGCAGAATGATTCTGATATAGAGCAAAGAGCATCTGCTATTATTCTTAAACATCTTCTACAGTTTCGTTTAACTAAAACTATTCCTTGGTTTCAGACATTAGTTGCCGCATATCAGGAGGCGTTAGTTTTTGGGACTGTTATTTCTCATCAATATTGGGATTACACTGAGCGTAAAACCAAAACAAAAGTAGCGGTTACCGATATGGAAGGTAACCCAGTAATGAATGAGGATGGCACTGAAGCCGAAGAGTCTGAGGATGCAGTTGACATAATAAAAGATGAGCCGGTTATAAGGCTTGTTGCATCTGAAAATTTTAGAATTGATCCTGCCGCAGATTGGAATGATCCAGTAAATAGTTCTCCGTTTGTTATAGAAGTCATGCCGATGTATCTTCAAGATGTCATTGAAAGAATGAGCGATGTTGACCCGAAGACAGGCGAGCCAAAGTGGAAACGTCTAACAACTGGCGAATTGATGGAGTCTTCAAGACGAAGTGAGTTTGATTCAACAAGGCAAACAAGACAAGGGAATAGGCAAGACCCTATATCTGATCGAACGGAAGAGATTTCTGATTACACAACAATATTCATTCATAAAAATATTATAAGGAAGAAGGGTAAGGATTGGCTGTTTTATACAGCGGGTACTGAGCATATGCTTACTGATCCTAAACCATTAACAGAAGTGTATCCTCATTTAAGAGAGGGTGAGCGTCCCTACATAATGGGGAATACTGTTATTGAGGCCCATAAAACATACCCATCTTCACTTGTTCAGCTTTCTCAGGATTTACAGACTGCATCTAACGATATATCTAACCAACGTGCAGATAATGTTCAGCTTGTTCTTAATAAGCGTTACCACATTAGGCGCAGTTCTAATATTGATATAAATGCTTTGAAGAGAAGCGTACCGGGTGGTTCTGTAATGATGGATGATCCGATGACGGATGTCCAGATTGTGAATACACCTGATGTAACTGCCAGTTCTTACGAGGAGCAGGATAGATTAAATGTAGATTTTGATGATATAGCTGGTAATTTTTCTCAGTCTACCGTTCAAACAAACAGGATGATGAATGAAACGGTAGGCGGCATGGAGATGCTTAGTTCTAATGCGAACTCAATGATTGAGTACATGATTAGGACTTTCGCTGAGACATGGTTGGAGCCTGTATTGATGCAGTTAATTAGGTTGGAGCAGTATTATGAAACAGATGAGGTTGTTTTAACTGTTGCGGCTAATAAAGCGGAGGAGGCGGAAGAGGGCAAGATGCCCCCTGGATTTTTCCAGCGGTATAGTGATGGGGATAATGACGATTTGTTAAGCCATGAAATGACTGTCGGAGTCAATGTTGGAATGGGTGCAACTGACCCAGTTCGGAAGATTGAGCGGTTATTGCTTGGCATAAGAACAATGGGTGAAATTAATCCCGATATTATCGGCATGCTTAACCAACCAGAGATTACTAAAGAAGTATTCGGTGCGCTTGGGTACAAGGATTCCAAGCGATTTATAACAGAGGGTCAGGCTCCAATGATCGAGCAAATTGCTGGTCAGGTTGAACAATTGTCTGCCGCTGTTCAACAGCTTATGGATCAAGGTTCTGCCAAGCAACTTGATGTTCAAGGCAAGATTGTTGCCGCGCAAATTAAAGGTCAATCTGATATTGCCGCGGCTAAAGAGAAAGCAATGGGTGATATTCTATCTACCCAAATTCAGGTTGATGGTCAAGATCGGGCTGAAATGTTCAAACAGCAGATTGCTATGATCGATGCAAGAATTAAAGCAGAGAAAAATGATATAGCACGCGGTGAATTAAAACTTCAGAAAGAGTCTTTAGTTCATAAGATGCTTAATGAACAACCCGATTTTAATATTGATTCAGAAGGTAAAAAAATGAGTGAAGTAGTTATGAACGATGCTTACGGCAATGTACCGGGAGCAGAGCATTGAGACATTTGCGTGATTCAAGAGAAAGTTATGTTAAGCACGGATTAACTGCTTTGTCTTATTCTGGATTGTTAGTATTTTATGCTGTTATTATTTTTATACACGCAGTAGTTCCGTTTATTTTTGTTAATACAGGGTCGGATGGTATCAGGTCTTTAATTGAGAGGATAGAAAAAAGGAAGAGTTCTGCTGAACAGCAGATACTGTCTGAGTTTCCACATTAAATGGACGAAGTAGAATTATTAATAGCTGAAGTCCGATTAGGTCTTCAGTCTAAAGAGTTTCTTAGTTCCCCGTTAGGTAAGTATATTGCGGGTCGCGCATTAAAGTCTAAACAGGAAGCATTCGAGTCTTTAATGGTTGTCGATCCAAATGATACTGAATCTATTAGGGAGCTTCAATTCCGTGCGAGGTTGCCTTCTATTCTTTTTTCTTGGCTGGATGAGGCTATAAACCAAGCATCACACGCAGAGGTAACTCTGCAAGAAATGCAGGAGTAATATATGGACGCTATCCAAAAGGACGTGGACGAACAACTCAACGAAGATAAAGAATTGGAGGAACAGTTATCCAGACATCAGTCTGAGCTAGAAAGAATTGCCGCAAGTGTTCAAGAGGGGCATGAGAATTTTGACGGCAATAACGAAGAGGAAGAACCTAC